TGCAGCGGCTGAACTAAGTGGTGCAGTAGCTGGTGCAGTTCCTGCGTAAGTATTAAAACCACTGTTAGCATCTAGCATGTGTTGCATAGGATCAACACCCGAAGCATTAGCATTAGCCACTAAATCAACACTACCGGGATTAAGTGTATTACCTAATGACTGCCAAGCCTTAGGGTCAGTAGCGGTATTAACACCAGCATTAACACCTTTGGCAACAACCATATTTTGAGCCATACCTAATGGGCCTTGCGTAGGTGCTGCGCCCGGTGCCATCTCAGGGGCTCTCGGTGATTGAAGGGTGTTACCCATCGGGGCTACAGAAGGCTGGTTAGCCCATGCCCAAGGATCTTGACCCATGCTTATTTACCTCCAGAAGTTTGTGATTGTTTAGCAGGAGTACCATACACAGTAGATCCATAACGCTGTAATGCTTGCCATTCAGAGTCAGCCTCTTGTTGGGTAACAGCGCGTTGTTTCTCGCCTAGAGCAGCTAGAGAAGCAGCTTCGCCTGTAGCCATACCAGTACTAGCACCAACAGAACTACCAAGACCTGACTCAGCCTTCATTTTGTTTTCAAAGTTTTGTTGAGCAGCAGTTTGATCAATAGTGGCAAACTGAGCTGCAGTGGCTGCGTCTTGAGCGCCTTGCTGTACTGCTTGACGAGCTGAACCTAATGTCCCTGCACCACCATAAGTACTACCAAGGTTAGCAGTAGCCTTGCCAGCCTCAAGAATAGCTTTGTCTTTTAAGGCTGAGGTATCATACCCGCCAGTACCTGTAGCTGCAGTTAATCGGGCTTGTTGATCGGAGAGTGTGTCTAATCCACTAGCGGTAGTAGAGGTAATATCCCCTGCACCAGTAGTAAATGCTTGATTCTGTAGATCGCTGGTACCTGCAACTTGACCGAGAGCACCTGACTCGTATTTATTTCCAGCCTCTGCCATAACATTTTGAACAGCAGGCCGTGCCCATTCAGGAATACTCTCAGTAGTTTGGGTAGAACCGCCCCCACCAGAATAATGCTTTGTAGTTTTAACTTTAATGAATTTCATAATATCCTCTTTATAAATCCTTACGCATTACTACATAAGCTTGTTTGAATCCGGGCACATATTTAGGGAGGGTCTTAGCCCAACCAGCTCTACCCCATTGCTCAATAGCTTTACAGCCAGAGTCTTTTGCATATTGCTCTACCACAGGAAACATCTTTGATTGCTCTTCAAAGTCACTACCAGCAAATAGTATGATGTGTAATGTCTTGTGTTGTGCATAGTAGATTATTTCTGTTAATCCAGCACCAATGATTTGATCACCTTCTAGCACCACCCAACATTGAGCAACACCATTAAGAATCTTTTTCATGTAGTCTGTCATTGAAGATTCCTCTTGACCTTTATCTCTTGCACGAAGTAATATCGGGGAAATAGTAGGCCAATAGTGAAGGGCTTGTTCTTGGGTTGCCAGAATCATATTCATGCTGCTAATGAACTCACAAGGCCTGTAGAGCTAATAGAAGCAATAGCTACTGAGTTGTAGCTGAATATAAGGTCAGTACCTACTTGAGCAACTGTAAAGTTAGCTGTTTGTAGTAGGGTAGCACTCCCTGCAGCATTCCCTGTAATACTAATAGGCCATGAGCCAGAGGCACCCGTACCAGCAGGGGAAGGCACATTAGTACCAATAACCAAACCTAAACTTGTTCTAGCAGTAGAAGCTGATACCGCATTGGTTCCACCCTTAGCTAAAGGTACAGGTACGTTTAAAGCATTAGGGCTAACGCCACCAGCAGCATCAAGATTGTTAGCAAAGTTTGCAAGATTAATTGCCTGAGTCATTTGAATTCCTTAAATAAAATAATTGCTCCTGAAGCTGATTAATCTGTGATTGCATCTCTTGAAACATAGTAAGCATAGTAGGTTTCTTATCAATAACAATCGGTAAGTCATAACCAGCAACTGCCATAGCACCTACAGAACCCATAGAAGCAGGGCCAGCACTCTTGAAGGTACAGAACTGAGAAGGTTGACCGCTAATACTTTGCCCACCAACTAGTGTGTAGTTAGATACTAAATCATTTGATCCAGGGATTGTGTAGTCGGATGATGCCCTTAATAAAACACCATTTAACCATACTAAAGAATAGTTACGATAATAAGCTGTAGGGAATACCACATTAGAAGTACCCACAATAGTCTCTGTATAGTTCTCTCCAAAAATAAGAGCATTAGAATTTAAAATTGAAAATGTAATTATATCTAGCTGACCGCCAGTTGCTGGTGTATTTAATATATAGCCTTGGTTAGTCCCAATATAAGAATATTCACTGTCAACTAATAGTACTCCATTTAAAAATAATAACTCTGTACCATCAATATATGATACAGGAATAGTAGATTGGTTATAAGATAATGTTAAGCTATGACTAGTAAACGGCACCTTATCAGCAGATGTCCCAGCATCTATTAACCGAATATAATATAATGAAACTGTATCATTTACAAGGCAGGCAGTATTTAAAGTAACGCTTAAATTACTACGAGTATATTCACTTCCTGGAAATAAAAATACACCATTCTTAAATACTAAAATTTGGTCTGGTTGGTTATTAGTAAAAGTAAATACAGTCTGACCATCAGTAGCTGTTGTTAATGTAGAACTATAACGGATTTCATCAATAGCACCTGACTGAATAATACGACCAAACTGATCTACAGAAATTGATGACGTGTTAGTCGGATCAATTATGAAGCCACCAGTAGCGCTGCCTTGGCCAAAGGGTGCTAAACTTAGTGTTGTAACCCCATTAGCATTAACTACGGAGTTGTATAAGCGCCCATCAGTAGGTGAAGTTATTGACGCTACAACAAGACCACTACGAGTATAAATATCAATATACGGTTGAAATGCATTAACCTGTACTAGCGCATTATCCCATCCAGTAGTATCTGGGGCAACTAAATCGATTACGAATTCAGTAACACTTCCAGAAGACCGAGTCCATAAATTATGTTCAGTACCTAATGGGCTTAAAGCGTCGAACCATAAATAATTATTAGGGTTGTTATCATCTGTTAAAATAGATGAAGCTTGTAAGCCAAAGAATTGCTTACCTGTTGGGTCTGTAGTTAGGTTACTTCCTGCAGAACTATCACCATATCTAAGCAACAAATAACGATACGGTGCTTCAATAATTAGCGGTGTATCCGAAATAACGCTTAACGCATTTACTGCTGATAGCGTTGGGGTGTCAAGGTTAATAGTAGCTAAGTCATTATATAAAATAAATCCAGCAGGCTTACTAACGGATACTGTGATATCGATATTTCTACCACCAAAACAGCGATAGTAAACTTCTTTGTCTGTAGAGAATGCCGCAGGTGCCCATTCATACTTAGTATAATCAGAGGAAGCTACGCCGTCTTCCGTGGTTAAAGTACCGTAGAAAGTGGCATTAATTGGTGAAGAAGAAAAGCCAGTACCATTCACATCTGTAGCATATCTAATAGACATGTACTGAAGATATTCTTTAAATAACTGGTCAAGGTCAATAGACCTGTTAGGTACAAGCATCCAGTTGCTGTTATCATCAGGGATATCAGGTGATGCTAAAAACGTAACTTGCCTACCACCTTGGATAAGAATCCACAGTAACTTGTCATACCCAAAAGTACCTTCAACAAAGTACCAAGTATAGTCAGCAGGGTTTAACGATTCTACCGGGGTCTCAGTATTAAATACACCAAAGTACTGTTTGTTAATCGGGCTGTTAGACATGTTAGTGCCTACGGTATCATCCGCATATTTAACATTTAAATACCTATAAAGGTACCCAATTAAACCCCCACTTGGTGTAGATATAATACCAGTACCGGGATCAGTTACAACTGCATTGGCGTTAGTGGTATCATCTAGTGCAGTCTTAATATCGTATAAGAATGCATCTAATTCATTATTACCTGTAATGGGGGAATTCAACATTTATTATCTCCGATCTGCTGGCTTAGCATCTAATGCAAATGTGGCAAGACGCCAATAACCTGTTGATGTAATTCTATAATTTAAAACACGGCCATTAACCCTAGGATCTACTTTGTAGCCTTGTGATCGTTCATTATTAGGTAGAAATGTAAAGGTATCTTTTAAGTCAGGGTTATCTACTGATAAATCAATATCATTAACATAATTATTCTGCCCAACAACCCTGATAGTAATATTAGAATCAAAAGGCACAGTATCAAATATAGGATAGATAGCACTAAGTAAAGTACTACCTGTAACATCACCGGTATTTAATTTCTTGCGCTCTAAATATGAGGTATAGCTAGCTAATGTAGATCCCGTCCACATTAAATACCCGTTGTTTGTAACCAGTGTTTGGTTAGTATTGGTAGTCATATACACGGAGTACCTACCGGGTTGCCAAGCATTGCTTACAACGTTAGGTGCCATAAATGCAAATGAAGTATTAGCTAAAGTACGTTTAGTCCATGTGTTATTTTTGTATTGGTAAATTAAAGCTTCTGTACAGTTTGTTGCAGTACCTTTAGGATAGCATACCCAGATCTCTTTACGAGCAGTATCTTTAACAACATGCACCTTATTGATCTGTGCTTGATTAAGGTTACTAAAGAAATATTTCTTAATCCTGAAGTCAGCAATAGAAGTAATAGCGCCAGAGCCATTGTGTAGATAAATGTCATTACGATCAACTACAAAATGTTGTCCATCAAACTCTGTAACACAATCAGTACTTAAGATACCATAGGTTTTAGAGTAAGGTGTGACCTTAGTGACACCGCCAATAGTTAGGATACTGATGCTATCAGATGAATAAACAAACATGCTACCGCGCAACTCTGCCATGTCCAAGACAGGGCTTGTAGAGCTAAGTTCAAACTCATCGGCGGTATCCGTAGTTAATCCCGGTTGCCACACTTGAGGGATATTACCTGTAGCTGCTTGTGTAGATACGCGGATAGTTCCCGGTGCAAAAGTAGAAATACCGCTTTGAGTTAGTGTGAGGTTAGCAGCAACCAATGAATAGTTCAGTGATCTAATAACCTTAGCAGTAACTGTTAATCCTGAAATGTAATTCCAGTTTGGTAATGGTTGGAATGTGGATCCAGCGTTAATATCGTTGTATAAGCAATACAATGGTGTTGATTTACCATTGTTAATAATGACAGCAAAACCACCATTGAAGGTAGTACCTTGCCAATCACTATTGGAATACTGAGAGTTTACACTACTCAGCATTACAGATTCGTTACCTGCAGAGTCAACCCTTACAGCATTACCATCTCGTACAAAGATGTTGTATGCTTGATCAGGCCTCTGCCAATGTATTCCATAATTAGCGGCAATGGATAATGCCTTATAGGTGGTCTCACCTGTGATTGTTTCAATTGCCTCATTGTCGAAGCGTACATTTAACACATCGTTAAACGTATTCATTGGGATCAACATGGCAGGGATATCCGTGTTTAAACCGCCTCGCCCTAGTTCTTTGATCTGGTCTGCCATGTTACTCCTTTAATTTTTAAATACCTTCTCTGTAGAACATCTTAACAAGTTGTCCACAAATATCTGACCTTACAACGTCATCTAAACCAAACTCAATAATAGGAATCTCAATGTCATTACGATCACAGATATCCACAAAGCGCATAATAGCACTACCACTACCAACATCACTCTGACTAGCATCACCAGAAAGGATCATCTTACTATCTTCACCCATACGGGTAGTAATAGCTTTAAGCTCTTCCATAGTAAAGTTTTGAGCTTCCTCAACTAGCACCAATGATCGTTCAAAGCTACGGCCTCGAATTACTTCTAGTGGTACCATCTGAATGGCCTTCTTAGCAAATAAATATTCATACTTAGCAGCGCCCAACTGACGGGTAAGTACACTAGTTACCGGCATAAGCCAAGGGGCTAGCTTCTCTTCAACAGTTCCGGGGAACATACCCAGAGAAGTGCCTACGCCTACATTAGCCCGTGAAAGGATGATGGAGTCATACTTGCCTGTGAGAAATAGCTGAGCTACCTTAGATGCACTAATAAAGGTCTTACCAGTACCCGCAGGGCCAAGGGCTACTGTAATAGCATACTCACTGATAGCATCTAGCAGTAATTGCTGTGTTTTGTTTTTAGGTTGAATGTGAAAAGAACGATCTTGTGAGACTCGTTCTCGTTGTTGCTTTTGATTTCGTTTCAAAATAGTCCTTAGATTAATAAACACTCAGCTTGTCGGCGAAGGAGCAGTCCTTTAAGAACAACTCCACCACCCCTTGTCCAACGCATCAGCTCTATCTTAGCAGCTGACCAATCATTAGCATTAAGCTTCTTTCTTAAAGTAGAGGATCTAAGATTCCCACTACCTAGGTTATAAGTAAAATCAACAATAGCATTTAGGATACTAGGTTGATTGGCTAAGCTAGGGCATAGCTTAAAGACAGCAGGAAGATAAGTAAACTCTAGCTCATGCTGAAGTAACTCATCTGCTTGCTGCATTGTTATTTGAGGATCTTTAAGTGTTACCTTAATACCAGTAGAATAGTAAGTATTACCATAACCAATAGTAGGCACACCGGCAGGGCAAAGATAGGGGTAACTCCGAAAGCCTTCAAAGTGCTTACAAAGTTCTTTAGCAAGATCTAAGTTCATCCCTATTAGGTACCGACTGATTTATCAGGAGGCATCACGACTACACGTTCAAGCCGTGATTGCGTAAAAAGTCTACAAACAAGTAACCCATACTAGCTAAGAAAAACCATACAAGAGAACCTAAAGTTTTCTCAATGATAGCTTTTCGAAGCTCAATAGACTGTGCTTCTTTTTGGATAGCCATTTTAACCCAACGAGTTTCCTCGTCAGACAATGTAGTTGTAATTACCGGATGTAATGCTGCAGCTATTTCAAGGATTAATTCTTTTCTTTCTTCTGGTGACATGTTATTTACCCCGCTTAAATAGTGTACGGTCAGCTAAGTAGATGCCTAAAGCAGCACCACAAATACCCCAACCATTTTCATCTAGGATAAATCCCATTTGATAATAGTAAATTGAGATAAGAACAATTGACCATGTAGCAACTAGTGGGCGAATAATACCATTCCAAGCATCGATAAATTTAATACCAATAGATTGAGTAGTGCCTTTAACAGCCTCTAGCCATGCCGTAGTTTCAATAATCGAGCCAGTAGCACTTGCTTGTTCTCGAATAATTTGAATGCCAAGCCCTGCTTGTGCTTTCATTGATTCTAGATTACGAGTATGAGTAGCTGTTTCAAGGTCGCCCTGTAATTTCATCATTTCTAATTCGTGGGTGTTCTCTTGCTTCTTAGTTAAGAATGAAGAGATTTCACCCCAAAGCATTCGAAAAACTGAGCCACCAAGAAAAGCAATTAGTGATGTGATCATTATTGTTTCCCTTCCGCAAACACATTAACAAACACTGTGCCGTCTTCAAGCGCCTCAATCTCATGCCATTCACCAGCCGTAAGATTAACTGGCTGAGTGTCTTTAGTCATAATGAGGCTGCGTCCTTCTTTACGGACAATAAGGGATCCGGCATGACAGCATGTAGCGTGTGCGTAGGAATGACTGTGCTGTGGCAAGCCCTCGCCCGTGTTGGCGTGAAAGATGTTGAGCATTGCCCCGTCATAGCTGAACTGGTGTTTGGGGGATACGCCGGTTGTCATAGCGTTTGTAACCCGGTTATTACTGGTTGGCTTTGTTTGTAATTAGGAGAAGGTGGCGGCGCTACGTATACCCAATCCGCAATTTCGCCATATGCACCAATTAAAGCATTTTCCCAAATTGCGCGAATGTGCTTTTCAGGATCAATTCCGTTGATACCCGCTGGAAGTTCTTCTAAAAACTCTTTGTATTTTACAACGCAAGAAAAGTAGTTTTTTTCAGCATTCTCCCACTGAAGGTTTTTTACATATTCAATATTAAGCATGATATTCCTTATGCAACTCGAACGGCCAAAAATGCGAATGCGTAGGTTTGTGTCAAGCAACCATCAAACATACTAGCGGTAGCACTGCCCATAACTCGCCATGTTCCAGTTACAGCAACGGTGGTTGCATTGTTTGTCTGGGCAGTGGCAGCGCCGGGAACGGTTACGTTCCCGTTTCTAACAAAAGGGTAAGCAATTTCGCGCCATGATCCTGTAAAAGCAGTAATATACCCTGTGTTTGCGGAATTAACTGTTGCGCCGGATACATATCCGGATCTAGACCAATTAGCTAAAAATGCGATACTACCAACTGCTTGAAAAGTGGTGTTGACAATAGCTCCTGTTTGCCCGTTAAGGGAAGTAACCCCAGTAACTGCTGCTGTACTTTGGGTTGTGCTATCACTAAACGTGATACCTGTACCATTAAGACTTGATGCCATAATGCCCTCCTAAAATAATTTTAAAATATGATTTCATTTATAATCCTCTATATGTTTAGCGGTGAGCCATTTGTTCAAGCATTTCAATTCTAGCTTCAAGATCTACAACGCGTTTAGCTAGCTGGATAGCAGCTACTAAAGCAGCATTACCATAGGCAACTGATAATTTCCCATCTTCGCCCATCAATACAGAGTTGGGTAGTAATGGTTGTAACGATTGTGCAGATACACCTTCTTGGGTTAAATCAATATCTAATCGATCATAAATACCATGCTTAACATTAGCTAATTGCTCAATGAATTCACTCGGTAAATCACGCCAGTTAGCTTTAAGTGTTTCATCTGAATTAGCAGTTACACTACCAGCGCATGTTAAGTTAGTACCATCAAAAGTTAAGTTAGCTGATCCGGCAAAAGCACCTGCGGAATTATATTGAAGTTGTGTAGTAGCTCCTGCTGGTGTAGCGGATACTGCAATATTTCCTGAACCTAGTAGTGATACACTATTAATAGTTTTAATATTAGTGGCACTGACTAATGTAGCTTGTGCGCCTAAGTTTGTAAGAGCGCCTCCTGCAGTAGTAGATCCTGTACCGCCATTCGCAACAGCTACAGTACCAGTAACGTTAGCTGCCGTACCACTAATATTAGTTTGATCACCAGTATTAGTACCTGATGCAGTACCTGTACCTGTAGCATATGTTCCTGCAGGTTGTTTACTATTGAAGGTACTCCAATCGGCTGCTGTAAGATACCCAGGAACAGAAGCTGTTGCTGCTGCCATGCTAATTACAGGAGCTGTACCACCAGAAGATACTACTGGTGCTGTACCTGATACTCCCGTAACTGTACCCGTATTAGATGTATATCCAGCGGGATTAGTAGCATTATAAGGTGTAAACCCTAAACCAGTTGTTACTTGTGAAGAAGTAATTGTTCCTGAGTAAACACCCGTAATAGTTGCTGAAGTGCCTGTTGTATTTTGATTTAGTGTTGGAAATGTACAATTAACTAAATTACCTGAAGTAGGTGTCCCTAAAATAGGTGTTACTAATGTAGGGCTAGTTGCACGTACAAACGTTCCAGTGCCAGTGCCAGTATATTCGCTACTAGCCAAATGAAAATATTCCTCTAGTGCGCCACCTTGAAGGCTTGCTAAATCATTGTGATCAGAAACAGTTGTTCCCGCAAAGGTTGTTGCAAAGGCAGAATTAATTTGAGTTGCTGTTGTAGCTGCTTGTGCAACAATGATACGACCAACCAAAATAGCCATGCTACTAAGAATTGGTGGTGGTGTTGTAACACTTGCTGCTTGTGCCTGTGCAAGGTTGTAGTTACCTGTACCCAAAATGTAAGCCAGCTTAGGTAGGGAATCTCCATTGATATATCGGTACACCCAATTAACAGCATACTGAGTACCTGCACCATTAAGGGTTACTAACGCTGTGCCGTTATCATATTGATTGTTGTTATAAGTTGAAACAACAGAGTTTGTCCAGACACCCCCAACATGATACCAAAACTCACAATTACTGGCAGCAGAGGTTATTGCTGGTTCTGCATACTCCGAAGAAGCATACCACACAGAGCCTGCTGTAAGGGTAATTACACGGCCAGTACTCTCGCTGAGAGACAAACCAGAAGCCCGTTGGATACCATTAATAAGTAAAGAGCGTTTGTTAGCATTGCTGGCTGTAGCCAAGCCCCAATCTACTGCTTGGTAATGAACATTAGCGCCAGTACGATAAAGGGTTGCTGCCCCTACAACACTAGACCCGTTAATAAGTGAGAGGTCAGTGGTTGTGGAAAATACAGGAGAACCCCCGTTGTAAGAAACAATAAGAGCATTGAGCGCATTGTCTACAAGAACAAGCCCTGTTGCAGCAGGAACAATATAGGTTTTAAAGTCTCCTGAAAAACCTGATGTTGAATACAAAAGCACTTTAACAGAAGAACAAGAAAGCGTGGCTCCACTACCTGTAATTGTAATTGATGTGCGAGCTAATACACCAGAAGTATTTGTGTCAAAATCTACTTGATGAACATAAGCACTATTTTTAACAAACATACCTGTATCTTCTACCCAGATATCACCATCTACCGGAGCAGAAGGGGCTGTTCCCACACCAATGCTCAGAGGAACAAGACTAGCAGTTGAAGAAGCAAGGGATACTGCGCCAGTAGCATTTAAAGTAGTTACTTTAGCAGTACTACGAGTAGTATTACCAATGGCTGTATTATCAATTGACCCTCCGGTAATAGCGGTTGCACTGGCTGATTGCGTAGCTAACGTACCTAAACCAAGGTTAATTCTAGAGGTATCAGCACTTTGAACATCAGAAAGATTATTTGCTGAGAATAATACCCCTGAACTTGAAATGTAAGCTGCAGTCCACAAAGTCCCTGTGTATACTTTCATAACATCATCAACATTATTAAAATACAAAGCACCAGTAACTAAAGGGTTACCATCGTTGTCTACTGTAGGGTCAGCTGCCTTTTCACCAAGATACTTATCATCAAAATTATCAAAGGCAGCTAAAGCTTGATCACGCGCAGCAGCAGAGGCAGCTGCAGAAGAGGAAGCACTAATGGCTTGAGCAGTAGCAATACCAGCTTGAGTTGTAGCTGTATTAGCACCGGCAGTAGCAATACCAGCTTGAGTTGTAGCTGTGTTAGCTGAGCTAGTTGAAATAACTTCACTAGCAAGCGAGGCGGCTGCAGAATTAAAAGACGCAAGTGCCTGGGTTGTAGCTGTATTAGCACCCGTAGTGGCGATACCAGCTTGAGTTGTAGCTGTATTAGCACCCGTAGTAGCAATACCGGCTTGAGTTGTAGCTGTATTAGCACCCGTAGTAGCGATGCCAGCTTGAGTTGTGGCTGTGTTAGCTCCCGTAGTAGCGATACCAGCTTGAGTTGTGGCAGTAATCGCGCCTGTAGTTGCGATACCGGCTTGAGTTGTAGCTGTATTAGCACCCGTAGTAGCGATACCAGCTTGAGTTGTAGCAGTAGCAGCAGCAGCAACTGCCGTAGCTACTCCACTACCAACACTAGCAGCACTACTAGCAGCAAGATCTGCGCTATCAGCTGCATTAGCTTCACTAACACCTGCATTCGTTTCAGAGATGGCAGCTTTATCAGCGCTTAGCTTGGCAGCGGCGGCAGATTCAGCAGCAAGGTTTTGATATGAGATCGAATCCACTGTATCAAGATTATCATATATACCACCAGCAGAAATATTACCAGTTACACCCGGCTTTTGTACGTATCCCATATTACTCTCCTTAAATTAAATGAGTCCGTTTGTATTGAAGTTCATCTGTACATTACCACCAGAGGCTCTACGGAATTTTTCTTCTTTATTAACTGAATTGATATTGTCAATAAACTTAGCTTGATACCGTTGTTCCATCTTGTCGTCAAACAGATATGCACCTAAATTAAACAAACTACCCCAAATAAGCATACGCTCATTCTGATCTCGTAACCAATTAGATGTTTCCTTACCAATATACATTTTAGTAGTAACTGTAGGGTTATAAGCAGTAGCTTCTGTTAATGTGGCAAAGCACTTTTGAATTCCACCAGCTGTAGAGAAGTATAAATTAGTTCCACCACTTGTCACTAACTCTAAATAAGGCTGTAATGCATCACTTAAACCAATAGTGTAGTTTACAGGGGTTACATTATAAACAGCGTTTAAAGAAGGTAGCCGCTTGTAGTAGTGAATTTCAACAGTAGCACCTACTGCCAATTGTGGGTGGATAAAGATTTTATCTTCTTGCCACATCCAGTTATACGAAGAATATTTTTCAGAATATAAGTCAAAGAAAGTTCGCTTATCAACAACTTCATTAAATACCTTACTGACATTTGATGGGAATGTTGAATAGGTTGTACCGTCATTCTTCTGCGCTAAAGTCCGAATGTAGATAAACTGAGTTAAGTCTTCAGGGATAGCAAATGAAGTGTATGCATTGCCGAAAGGTAATCCAAGGCTATTTTCACCTTCATTATCTGCAGCAGTAATTGTGTATCGAACAGATTCCTCAAGGGCAGGGATACGTAGTAAGCGGTAGCATTCATCAGCGGAATAGCGTAGGCAATCCTGAATGACGCTATCTGGGATAGTATTTACCTCTGGCTTATTAGACCAGTCCCGTACCTTTGCGACAATAGCGTCATATTGGGGTGTTGCCATATTTATTCTCCTTATACTCGTTTAATATTACTTGTTTGTAGTAGCGGATAGTCAGAGATAATAATCTGCTTTAGCTTACGTAGATTGGCGGGATTATCCATAAAGTCTTGTGCATGAATATCTAGCTTGTGTTTTGTCAAAATATCAATAGCAACAATATCAGGAATGATCGCGAAGGATCTATACTGACGACCATTGTGCGCTACTGAATCTAACTCTCGCTGTTGTGCTGCATAATCTTTATATGCACCTACATCTTGTTCTAGCTTGAAGGCTTCAGTGTTTTCTTTAACAGTAAAGCTTCGAGCATTATCTTCTTGTGATCGGTATCCCATTTGTGTCTTCCTCTTTAGTTACTCATTGCAACGCTAAATGCGCCATCAATAGTTTTGCATC